CATCACGATCAACGGGTCGAACTCCTCGGCCCCGTTCGGGGCGCTGCACACCTCGGCGACGCACGCGAGCGGGAACACGCCGCTCATCAAGGTCACGCGGGCGACGCAGAACCGCATCAAGTTCGCGGATGCGTTGAGCATGTACGTGAAGCACACGCACGGCCCCGGCTCGTTCTGGATGGTCGGCCGCGCCGCGTTCGCGGAGCTGCCGCTGTTCGAGCTGTCGACCGGGAGCGGGTCGGTGTTCATCCAGACGCTCAATCAGGATCCGTCGAACGTCCGGCTGCTCGGCTATCCGATCGTGGTCTCGGACTTCCTCAACGCGCTCGGGTCGGAGGGCGACTTCGCGCTCGTGAACCCCGACCACTACGCCTGCGCGCTGCGGAAGCAGCTCACGGTCGAGTCGTCGATTCATTTCGCGTTCACGAACGACATCACCACGTGGCGGTTCCTGACTCGTGGCGCTGGTGCGCCGATCCCCGATGCGCCGTATGCGTATCGGTCGGTCGCATCAACGAACGTCGACCAGCACTCGCCGTTTGTGGTCCTCGATGACGTGTACGTCTGATGACAACCGCGGTGGAGGAGTTGGTCATGCGAGATGCGATCCACCGCCAGGGTAGCACCGTGCCGGGGGGACAACCTCCCGGCACGGTGCTCGTCGCGGCGATTGTGCCGCATAAACACGGGGCGGCGCCGACTCGGGGCGGCGACGTGCGGATCCGCTATCTCCCCGGTCAGCAGTATTGGATGGAGGAGGAGGCGGCGCTGCGCGCAGAAGTGCGCGGGATCGTCTATCGCGTGAACAGTCGCGCCGTGAACTGGTACGGCGCACCCGGTCGCGTGCTGTCGCCGTGGATCGACGACGTCGAGGAGGTCGCCTATCGGGAGCCCACCGAGGGCGCGCTCAGGATTGTCCAGGGCTGCGGCTACGATCCCGGCAGCGCGGCCTATCGGTTCCACTCCGCGCTCGCGACCACGAAGCACGCGTCGGCGTTTATCCGGTTCGCAGACTCGAACCCGTATTCGTCGCTGCGTCAGTACGACGGCGAGAAGCACGCGGCGGTCACGCGCCAGGCGATCCTCGAGGCGGACGTGATCCACTGCCACGTCGATTACATGCTGCTCAATAACGTCGGCCTCGCGCGCAAGGGCGGCCAGTTGCTCGTGCGGCACTATCACGGGTCGGTGCGAAAGGAGGATGCGGCGCACCTCGGCTGGTGGACGCACATCGAGGCGCGGAAAGACAAGGCGCTGTGGGCGAAACTCGTCGGCGCCCGGCTGACCTTCTACGAGGAGGCGGAGCGCCTGGCGCGCGAGCTTGGCGAGCCGGTCGAGATCCAGTGGCTTCCGATCACGGTCCCGGTCGACCGCTACCGCGCGCTCCCGACGGTACGCCCGGCGACGAGTCCCGAGGGCGCGTTCCGTATCGCGCACTGCCCGACGAAGCGCGCGAATAAGGGTACGGACGTATTCTTGCGCGTCTGCGACAAGTTGAACACGCGCGGCCTCCGGGTCATCCCGGTCCTCATGGAGACGCTACCGCAGAACGTGGCGCTTGAGCGCAAGGGCACGTGCGACGCGACGTTCGACTCGTTCTGGCTCGGGATCCAGACGTCGGGTCTCGAGGGCGGCGCGATGGGTCATCCGGTCATCGCCGGCGACCCGGACGTCGCCGCGCTGTACCGGCAGCACGTCGGGCAGGTGCCCTACACCTACGCGAACGACGAGCGCGGGCTCGAGCAGGTGATCGAGCGCCTGGTCGTCGACCGCGCCTACTATCACGCCGAGGCGGCGCGCGTCCACGCCTATGTGCGCGCCTATCACGATTATCCCGCCGTGGCGCGGCGCTACGAGGGGATGCTCGCGCGCTGGCTCGGGCGCGAGGACGTCTACACCACCCGGCCGGAGGAGACGTAATGGCGCTGCCTGGCCTGTCGGACGTGAAGGCGTATCTCCGGATCCAGGACACGGCCGAGGATACGCTGCTCGCGGCGCTCCTGGCCTCGGCTGAGGCCGCCGTGCGCGGGGCGTTAGGGCGCGACATCGAGGTGACGGAACGCACGTTCGTCGACCACTGCGAGAACGGCACGACGTATCGACCGGTTCGCGTCATCCTCATCCCGCCGCAGTATCTGCCGCTCGAGGTCGCGGCCGCCTCGTCCGCGGTGACGGATCCCGTCGTCGAGGACGTAGACGGTACGGTGCTCGACCCCGACGTGGATTACCGCGAGCCGGTGGCCTGGGAGTCGCTCATCCGCGCGCGGCCCGGCATCACGTTCGACAACCCGCCCTATACCGTCACGGTGAACTGCGGGCTCGCGGCCGACGCCGCATATGCGGCGCGCATCGAGCCGGCGCTGTTCCAGGCGATTCTCGACGCGGCAGCGGACCTCTACCAGCGCCGCTCGCCGGCCGCGACGAGCGAAACGGCCGGCGGTGGCGTGTCGACCAGTTACACGGGTGGACTCCCGTCGCGCGTGCGTGACCTCATCGCCCCCTGGGTAGTGGTCCGCGTCCCATGACGGCACCGAGCCCGATGACCGCGCCGAACTTCCGCTATTGGGATTCAGTCAATCCGGCAACGTTCCTCGACCACGATTGGGAGAACCCGTCGCGCGCGTGGGCCACCGAGCGCGCGCTCGAGGCCGCCGTCGCCGGCGACGGCACGCTGACGGAAGTCGGCCCTGGCCCTGGCGTCGATTACGAGCGCCATTTCCGCGAGTATGCGCTGGCGGGGCTCATCAAATACCGCGCGCATGAAGGGTCGCGGACGCTGTGTGAGGCCCTGCGCGAGCGGTTCGCGGAGTCGACCTGGCGGAACCTCACGCTGAGCGACCTCCCGCCGCTGTCGGCCGACGTCGTGTATGCGCGCCACGTCCTCGAGCATCAGCCGGACCTGCAGCCCGCGCTGTCGCTGGTCCTCGCGGCCGCGCGTCGCGTCGTCGTCCTCACTTGGTACCGGCCGCCCGGCGCGGCGCGCTCCGAGGTGTGGGAAGGCGTCCACTGTCACACGTTCGACCGGAGCCGCGTGAAGGCCGAACTCCACGCGGCCGGCTTCGACATCACGGCCCGGCAGGTGTTCCCCGGCGAGAGCAGTGACGAGGCCTGGGTGCTGACGCGGCGAGGGACGGGTATCGTGCAACGCATTGACGCGATTTCGGACGAGCGATGGGCCGCGGCCCAAGCTGGCGAATTGGAGTTCTGGGCCGGGGCCGACCGCACGGCACTGTGCCGCGAACTCGACGCACTCTACGCGGAGTGGCTCGGGATAACGGCGGCCTCGACCGAGGGCCTCACGGTGCTCGATATCGGCGGCGGTCCCATGCCGCTCGCGGTCCTCTATGCCCTGCCGCTCAAGGCGTATACCGTCGTCGACCCGCTGCCGCACGTCGAGACGGGGATCGTCTCGCGCTTGAACATGACGCGCGTGCAGATGACGGCGGAGGACTACGCGGGGGGGGTGTGTGACGAGGCTTGGGGCTACAACGTCCTGCAGCATGTCCTCGACCCGGCGGCGGTGCTCGCCACGGCCAAGCGCCACGCGCGCGTCGTGCGCTGGTTCGATTGGGTCGATACGCCGGTCGCGGAGCACCACCCGCACAGCCTGACGAGCGAATGGCTCACGGCGCAGTTCGCCGATTGGCACATCCTGAGCGACTACCGCTCCCGGAGCGACCGGTTCAAGCAATCGTTCTCCGCCATCGTGGCGTGGCGTCCGTGAGCGCGAGCCTGCGGCGCTATCGCGCGCAGTTGTTCGCCTACGTCGAGGCCGGCACCGCGGGCGCGGTCGACTCGGCGTACCAGACGCTCCCCTCGTCGGATCCGGACGAGTTGTGGTGGTGCTCGAAGGTGTCGCCCACGGGTCGCGAGACCACGGTCGGCGCCGCGCCCGCGCATCACGTCGACGCGGTGTTCGGGTTCGCCGCGGTCGCGCCGGCGCAGGTCGACGGCGCCATTCTCTGCGATGGCGAATCGTTCGTGATTCGCGCCGTCCTCGCGCGGCAGTACGGCCGCGACGAGCTGCAGGTCCACGCGGAACGGAACGCCGAACTCGTGCTTGCGACTCCCTGACATCTCACCACTCGAGGAACTGACCTATGGCTAGCGGCGTCTACAACGAGGGCGCGGAATCCCTCGGCGACGGGACCATCGACTTTCTCACCGATGGCGCGATTAAGATCATGCTTCTCCTGTCGAGCTATACGTTCGACAAGGACCACGCCGCGGTGACGACGCTGGCCGCGTCCGAGGTGACGGTCGGGGGCTACGTGGGCGGCTTCGCCGGAGCGGGTCGCAAGGCGTTAGGCTCGAAAACCGTTGCGAAGAACGACAGCACCGATCGCGTCGTGTTCGACGCGGCCGATCCGACCGCCTGGACACTCGCGACGGGCGAGACGGTGGGCGGGGCGGCGATCATCCGCGAGAACACGAACGACGCGGGCTCCACGCCGCTGTTCTTCCTCGACTTCACTGACACGCCGACGAACGGCGGCACGTTCACGGTCTCGTTCGACGCCCTCGGCATGGCCTACCTGCAGCAGTAAGGACCATGCCGCGTAAGATGGATCAGATGGTCGTGCACACTGGCGGTACAACTGAGTGGTCCGGGGCGGGTACGGTTCATCTCGTCCAGACCCCGGCTGGTGTGTGGTACTTGTTGGGTCTAAACAGTCAACCGGCTGTCGTTTTCAAGAAGTCCACAGATTACGGACTCACATGGTCCTTCCCGACGACAGTGGGTGGGTTGAACAACCCGACGGCGCTCGCTGTGTGGTACGACAAATGGAGCGGGTTGGCGGGGGGCCTGATCCATTTCGCCTATGCCGAATCCGGCAACGACGACATCCGCTACCGCACGATCAATACCGAGTCCAGCGACGCGCTTTCGACTGAAACGACCGTGTTTGCGGGGGCCTCGACGTTGGCTGGTGGGTCGCTGTCGATCACCCGCGCTCTCGGCGGGAATGTCTACGTCAACGGTGTGATCGATGCAGGCACGGAAGGTGGGTTCTTCCGACTGCCAAACGCGAATGTTCCGAACGGGGCATGGGATGCAGCAAGGACTTCGCCGGAGGCGTTAGCAACACTCGATCAGGTCTATCTCGTCCCCGGCTTCGCGGCTGACAATCAGGACATCATGGCGATGTTCTGGGATGCGGACGCGAATGAAGTTTCCCGATATATCTACGACGACAGTGCGAACACATGGGCCGAAACGTCCATCGCGACGAGCATGAGCGACGTATCAGCCGCCAGCCACTTCCCTCATTGGAACGTGGCGGTCGATCTCACGAACAGCCAGATCATCCTCGCCGCATGGAGCGCCGTTGACACGGCAAATGCCGACTTGAGGATTTGGAAGATCACCGAGTCGGGCATCACCGAGATGACGAACGTGGTCTTGAACTCGACGGACGATCAAGGTTTCTGTGCGATTACGCTCGACCTCCAAACCGGTTTCTGGTGGGTGTTTTACGGTGGGAAGTCTGATGGGTCTCAGGTCTTTAGCACCGTGAACATCTACTGCAAAGTATCAACAGATGGTGGTACGACGTGGGGAGCCGAGACACAATTCAACGTGACTCTTGACAACGTTAAGTCCCTCATCGCGTGTCCCCGGCTGTATCTGGGATTCCCGGTCGTGAGGATTTGGCGGAGCTTGGCGAGTGATTTCATTTTCATCGCGGCATGGTACGGGGTGCCGCTTCCGGCGCGCTCGTTCCTCGGAGCCCCCTGACCGATGCCGAAATACTCGGATATCCTGCTGGCCTACGCCGCGACAGAACACACCGGGGCCGGGACGAACTATCTCGTGCAGATTGCGACAGGGGCTCTCTATTCATTCTACCTGAATACCGGCACCGCCGTCTGGTATCGGAAGTCCACGGATTACGGTGTCACATGGGGCAGTCCGGTGCAAGTCGGCACAATCAACGCGGGTACGGCGCTCGCCGTCTGGTATGACAAATGGAGCGGGCTGGCCGGAGGGTTGATTCACGTTGCCCATATCGAGTCGACTAACGACGACATTCGCTATCGGACGGTCAACACGGAATCGAGCGATGCGCTCTCGACGGAGATCGTGGTCCGCGCAGGAACCTCAACAGCGGCTGGCGGGTCACTTTCCATTACGCGGGCTCGCGGCGGCAACGTCTACATCAATGGTGTGATCGACGCGGGGGCAGAAGGCGGCTTCTACCGATTGCCGAACGCAAACGTCCCAAACGGGGCATGGGACGCGGCGCGGACCTCGCCGGAAGCGCTGGCAACGCTCGATCAAGTCATCCTTGTGCCGGGCTTCGCGGCTGACAATCAGGACATCATGGCGATGTTCTGGGATGCGGATGCAGACGAGGTGTCCCGGTACATCTACGATGATAGCGCGAATACGTGGGCTGAAACGTCCATTGCGACGGGCATGGTGGATACGACTGCCGCGAACCAACATCCGCATTGGGCGGCAGCGGTTGACCTGACCAATAGCCAGATCATCCTCGCCGCATGGAGCGCGGTTGACGCGGCAAATGCCGACTTGAGGATTTGGAAGATCACCGAGTCGAGCATCACTGAGATGACGAATGTGGTATTGAACTCGACAGACGACCAAGGGCTCGCGGCGGTATGTATTGATCTTCAAACGGGGTTTTGGTGGGTGTTTTATGGCGGCAAGTCCGACGGGTCTCAGATCTTTATCAGCGTCAACGTCTATTGCAAAGTATCGCAAGACGGCGGTACGACGTGGGGACCGGAAACGCTGGCAAACGTCATTCGAGACAACATGAAGCAATTCATCACCTGTCCTCGGTGGTATCTCGGCCATCCGTTCGCGAGGTACTACCGCTCGGCAAGCCAAGAGGTGATTTACATGGCCGTTCCTGTCGCGACTCCTATTGCGCGTTCCTTCATCTGCGGGATTTGACCTATGGCTGCTCCCTACAATCCGCCCAAGAAAAACGAAGACTTCCTGATTCGGATTGCGTTGGAGGATTACGTCAATCCGGGGAACTTCAAGTCGAGTCCGACTATCGCGGCTGGCGACTTCAAGGTCGCCGTGGATGCGACAGCGCTGGCAAATCTCACGACCCTGCCTTCAGTCAGTCCGGCGAGCACGGTGCTGGTCCTCATCTCGCTCAGTGCTGCTGAGATGAACGGCGACGTGATTACCGTCGTTTGCATAGATCAGACCGCCCCGAAGGAATGGAGCGACATCGTTTTCTCGATCCCCACGACGCAGTAAAGTGGCGACCCTTCGCGTATTCCTCGGCGCGCTGTCTGCAACTGGCGCGCTAACGGTCAACCCGTTGGCGGCCGTCAGCACGTGGACGGCCAGCGCCCCGTCGGTCGCGGTCGGCGGTGTGACCGTCTCGCCGGCCCCGGCCGTTACGACCTGGACCGCGAACGCGCCAACGGCTGCGGGCGCCGTTACCGTCTCGCCCGCGCCCGCGATTGCGACCTGGACCGCGAACGCGCCAACGGTGGCCGGTGCGGTTACGGTCGCGCCATCCGCTGCGGTCGCGACGTGGACGGCCAACGCCCCGAGCGTCATAGCGGGTGGCGTCACCGTCTCGCCGGCCGCGGCGGTCACAGCGTGGGTCGCGACCGATCCGGCGCGCGCCGCAGCGGTCACGCTCTCGCCCGCAGCAGCGGTAGCGACGTGGACCGCCAACGCGCTCGCGGTCACTGCGGGCGGTGTGACAGCAAGTCCGCCGGCTGCGGTCAGTACGTGGACCGGTGCCGCGCCGGCAGTTACCGCAGCGGTCAGCGTCGCACCGCCGGCAGCGATTTCGACGTGGACGGCCAACAACCCGACGATAACGCTCGCAGTCACGGTCGCCCCGGCCGCGGCGATTACGACCTGGGCGGCCCAAGCGCCGACCGTGACGACGGCGGTCACGGCCTCGCCAGCGGCCGCGGTGAGTACGTGGACTGCGCTCGATGCGAGCGTGAGCGCGGCCGTGACGCCTGCCCCGGCGGTGAGCACCTGGGCCGTCCCAACGCCGACCGTCGCAGCAGCCGTTACCGCCTCGCCCGCGGCGGCCATTGCGACGTGGACCGCGCTCGATGCGACGGCGAGTACGGGGCTGACCCCGGCACCTGCTGTCTCGACGTGGGCGGTCCCGACGCCGACCGTCACCGTCGCGGTCACGGTGTCGCCCGCGGCCGGCGTCTCGACCTGGGCCATCCCGACGCCAACGGTCACGACCGCCGTCTCGGTCGCCCCGGCGGCAGCGGTCAGCACCTGGACAGCCCTCGACCCTGCGCGTGCCGCCAACGCCAGCCTGACGCCAGCGCCAGCCATTTCCGCGTGGACGGCCAACGACCCGACGGCCACGCCTGGCGGCGTCACGGTTCAACCGGCCGCGGGCGCCAGCACTTGGGTCGTGCTGGCCTCGTCGGTTCGGCTTGGCACGGTCAAGCCGCTGCCGGCGGTCAGTACCTGGGCTGTCGGAGTACCGACAGTGGCCGTGCAGACGCTGTGGCGCATCGAGGACGACGCGGCGCCAGCCGGCGGATCCGGCGCACTCTGGCGCCTCGAGGACGACTCGGCCCCGCTCGTCGGCGCCGGCGCACTGTACCGCTTCGAGGACGGCTGACAATGGCCTACCAGTCGCACCTGCCCGCCGTGCGGTCCCGGCTGCAACAAGCGACGGGCGCAGGATTGCTCGCGGCCGCAGCCGTCGTCGAAAACCGGGTCAAGCGTGAGCTGCGCGGCGGCTACACGTCGGGCGCCTTTGTCACCGGCCACGTCATGAGTTCCGTGACGCACTCGGAGCCGGCCGAGGACGCGCTCGGCGCGTTTATCCTCGTCGGCACGAACCTCAACTATGCGCTGTTTTGGGAGGTCGGCCACATGAACCTTTTCACGCGCCGTTTCGAGCGCGTGGAGATCTGGATGCCGGCACTCCTCGAGACGCGGGCCGAGCAACGGGCCGCGTACCAGCGCGCGTATGGTCGAACCTTCGAGGGCGGAGCGCGATGAGCACTGCGAGTTGGCGCGGCGTCGAACTCATCATCAGGAACCAGCTGCTGACCTTCACGCCGAGCGGCGGTGGCTCATCGCTCGCGACGCGGCTCGGCAGCACCTCGAGCGGTGCGGGCTCGGACGGGAAACTGTTTTTTGACCAGGCCCCGGACAACGTCAGCGGTTTTTGGGGCGTGCTCCATCTCGTCGACGCGCCCCTCCAGGGCTTCGACGGTGGCCTGCAAGTTGTCGCCACGGCCGAACTGATTCTCTACGGCAGGCCGCGGAAAACACAGGCGCAGGTCGAGGCGATGGCCGACGTCGTCATGGAGGCCTGGCACGCGTTCACCTATACCGAGGTCGGCGGCCATATCTCGGCGCACCGCGTCGCGAACCGTTTCACGATTCCGTATACCGAACCCGCCGACCGCGAACTCGTCGCCGTGCGGCTGCTCCTGCCATTTCGCTGTAGTCCAATTTTCCTGACTCGTTATGCTGGCTAGCACGAGCACTGCCTTCGCCCGCCCCCGCTCCGGGGGCGCTCTCTCCCTGCCCTACCCACCCGAGGAACTGACCCGTGGCTGATCCTATCTATGCACTCAGAAAGTTCGGCGCTGACGCTGCGATGCTCTACGTCGGCACGACGCCCATCGGCCCGGCGGTCGGTGGCTACACGCACAACCCCGGCGCGCAGTGGCGCGTGGTCGAGGCCGACGGCTTCACCACGGAGAAGGTCGGGATGCAGCGGATTACCGGGTGGGATACGCACCTGACGGGTCGCCTCAAGGATCTCACGCCCGAGATGCTCAACCGCTATTCGCCCGGCTCGTCCTCGGATGGATCCGGCGGCGGCGCGGGCGGGAACCAGGTGCTCGCGCAGAACGCGCGTGTGTTCTTCACCGAGTCGGACCTCATCACGGACGTCCGGCTCGTGTATCGCGTCCACGACCCGGTCACAGGCACGGACTCGTTCAACGCGATCATCTATCCGCTGATGCGCCCCGAGAACTCGTCGCAGGCCGGCGAGGACTCGAACGAGCAGACGCGCGAGCTGGACTGGAAGGCGATCCTCCTCGCGTCGCAGACGTCAGTGGAGCCGCCCTACTTCGAGATCGAGAACTACACGCACGACAACTTCGACATCGACAACTACGTTACCTACGAGTAACTCCCAGGGAGCCGCATGCACATTGATTTCGTGGCGCTCCGGGAGCCGGTGACGTGTTCCCTCCCGACGGACGAGGCGGGTACGACGCGCCTCGTCCGTCAGTTCCGGCGTGTCGAACTCGAGAAGTTCGAGCGGGCGCAGGCCTTACAGCGTGCCGGTGATATGGCCGGCGCGCTGGTGCTGTTTTATGAACTCGCGGCCTGGTCGGTCGGGGCGACGGAGGCGGAACTTGCACAGCTCGCCGCCCCGGACCTCGTCCGCCTGCTCGGGGCCGCGCAGGGCAAGCTCGAGATGGTCGAAGCGGCACTGGGAAACGCGCTCGGCGACGGGGGCTCGTCACCGCCGATGGAGCCCCCGTCGCCGCCTATCCCGGCCTCGAGTACGATGACTACCGCAGCGCCCTCACCGCCAGGGTAGCGCGTGCCTTCGGACAAGCGCCGCACGAGGTGGACGAGTGGCCGTGGCACGAGGTGCTCTATGCGCTCTATGGGCTCCTCGACGTCGAGCGCGTCGAGGGCCTCGCGCGCGAGAGTGAGGCGGTCACGCACGCCTACCTCACGCATCACGCGATGCACGCGCCGAAGGAACTCCAGCGCGATCGCGACGCGGTGCTGCGCGCCTGGCAGCAGGCTCCGATGACAGACGCTCCGGGGAAGGATCCCATTGACGCGATCCACGAGTTCGAGGCGGCGATGCGACAGGCGCCGCGCCGCGGCCCCGCGAATCGCAAGGTGAGCTGACCTATGGCCGAACTCGGCGCGCTCAGTCTCCGCATCGAGACGACGGGCGACCGTCAGGCGCTCGCGGCCCTCGGCGCGATTGACACGAAGGCACAGCAGGCGGCGGGTGCCGAACAGAAGCTCACGGCATCGCAGAAGGCGCTCAACCGCGAGATAGCCGAGGGGACGCGCCTGTTTGCGCTGCAGGGCCGCACCGTCGACCACACGAGCCAGACGGCCGTGCGGGAACTGCGGCAATCCGCGCAGGCTCAGGGGCAGTGGCTGACCCAAGTTGGCGCGTCCACGACGCAACAAGAGCAATTCGGCCGGTCTGTGCAGTTGTTCGAGGGCCGCGTCCAGAAGGCGGAGAAGGCGCAGGCGAAGCAGGCGGCCACGACTACGCTCTTTGGCCGGGAGGTCGCTAAGGCGGACGGGCAACTGTCGTCCTTCTCCCGGCGCGGGCTCTCGTCGCTCAATGTCTTGGCGTTCGGATTCAGCCAGTTTGCGAATACCGGCGAGGCGTCCCTGCGGTCGCTGGCCCAGGCCACGACCGGCGTGCTGGCCTTCCTGGGTCCGAAGGGCGCGATCGCCTCGATTATTGGCACGATTGCGTTAGGCACGACGGACGCCGTGCTCGGCTTCATGAACGCCGCCCGCGAGCGGAGCCGGGCTGACCAGATTGCCGGCGCGAAGGCAGAACTGACCATCGTCAAGGGCCGGCTCGACGCCGAAGCCGCGGCCGAGGAGGCGGCGTATCAGCGCGGGACGAAGTCGCTTTCCGCCTACTACCAGACGCGGGCCACGACCATCGAGGCGGGCCGAGACGCCGAAATTGCCGCGCGGCAACAGCAAATCGCCGCGCTGCAGATTCGACTCGCGAAACTCCCGCTCGAACGGGACCGGGACCGCGAGGAGGCCGACCGCTCCATTACGCAGCTTCGCGCCGAGATTTCGGCGTTAGGCAGCCAGGCGAGCGCCCAACTCGCGCAGAACGAGGCGCAAGGCACGGCGGCGCTCCGGTCCCTGCGGACGGCGCTCGATGATTTCGAGCAACGCCGCCTGACCATGCAGGGGCGCACGCATCAGGCGCGGTTGCTACAGATACAGCAGGAGGCCGACGCGATGTTCCGGCTTCCGCTCACCACGGGTGAGTCGCTCGAGGACCGGCGCGCGACCGTCGACGCGTTCGTGAGCCTCGCCACGAACGCCGCCAATCTCGATGACCGCCGCGTGCACCTGGGGCGGCTGCAGGCGGACCTCGACCTCCGCCGGCTCGGGATCCAGCAACAACTCACCGCCGGGAAGATTTCCGAAACGGACGCCGCGAAACAAACGGCCGACGTCGAGCGGTCAAGCCTGTCGACGCTCATGGAGACGGTCGACGCGGCCATTCTGTTCGCCGCCGCGTTAGGTGAGGAGGGCGCGCTCGGCGAGCTGCGCCGCATCAAGGCCGAGCTAGGCGACCTGGGCCGGGCCAACATCTCCGGCACGACGAACGCCGTCCAGGCCCGGCTCGCGACGCAAATCGCGGCGATTTCGGAGCAAGTGAGGACCGGCGCGCTGTCCTTCGAGGCGGGTCGGCAGATGGCGCAGGATGCACGCTTCGGGGCCGGGCTCGCCGAGGGCCTGGCCGCTACGGTTGGGGCCGGGATCTCGGCGGCGTTCGCCGGTGGGAACATTGCCGAGGCGATGGAGCAAACCTTCTCGCAGGTGCTCGGGCAGGTGTTTACGACGGTCGCGACGAACTGGATTATGGGCCTGAAGCTCATGGCGACTATACAGGCGTGGGCGGCGGCGAACCCGCTACTCGCCCTCGGCGCAGCGGCGGCGCTGCTCGCGCTTGGGCGTGCGTTAGGCGGGTCGGGCGGCGGCGCAGGAGGTGGCAGCGGTGGGGGCGGCGGCAGCCTCGGGAGCACGTCGACACTGCAGAGCTACGTCTACGGCCCGAACGCCGCGTCGCCCCTGTCGGCCATCGACCGGCAACTGCGCGCGACCGTCGCACGGCTGCGCGCGATTGTCCAGCCGCAGCCGACCGTCCTCGGCCGGCAGATGGCGACCGCAGGTGTCGCGACGCCAGCCGTTGGCCCGTCGTTCGGTCGGCCGCTGGTGTTCAATTCGCCCGAGGGGGAGCGCCTCATGACTCAAGCAGTCCGCGCCTACACGCGGCGGGGCGGGTAAATGGCCGCCACGATCACGTTCACCGATACCGTCGCCTTCGCTACACTCACCGCGCTCGGCGACCGGCTCAATAACTGGACGCCGCAATCCGCGCCGGTGCAGGATATGGCACGACGGTTAGGCAGTGGCGCGATTGACGTGTTCACGTTTCGCGCCGCGCCTCGCGTGTCGTTTGCGCTCCTGTTCGAGAACGCGCAGATGGCCGTGGCCGAGCGACTCCGCTATCACCTGCTCTCGGGTGGCGTCTGCACGGTCAACACCGGCGACACGAGCGACCGCAGTTACGACGACATGGCCCTCGCGCCCGACACGGAGCCCACGCTAACGCGCGTCGACCGCGAATCGCTGGACTACGAGTTCTCGGTCGGGCTCGAGTACGTCGGTACCTCACTGTCGTCGATGGTGTGCCTCTACTGACGTGACCGCCACGGCCGTTGTCTATCGCCTCGTCGTCGTGACGCCGGGAGCGGCCGCGCCGTTCGCGGTCGGCGATGTCACCGTCTCGGACGAGCATTTCTGGGTCACGTCCTCGCGCGACGGGGCGGATCACAACTACATCGTCGAGCCGCCGAGCGACGACGGCGACCTCCTCGACCCGCTCACCAGCACGGTCGCTGACGCCGCCGCGCAGGTCGTCGTGTCGGACGTTCAGCAGGCCGGCGGGGGCGGCGGGATTACGGGCTACGACCCGCTCTATCCCGGCGCGCCGCCGTCGGGATGGGTCCAGGAAGGCGAGGCGGGCACGCTCGCGCCAGGCTATGTCGGCCCCGACGGCGACTCGACGGTGTTTTTCAGCATCATCCTGGGCGTCGGTAGTCCGAGCCCCGCCCCATCATACGGCCAGGTCGCGAAAACATTCACCGGCTTCACGCCGGGAGTCGCCTACCAGGTCACGCTCGTCGCGCAACAGAACCCGCGCACGAGCCCCGGTGGTGGGTCGATGGCGCCCGGCAACGGCGTCCGGTGCCTCGTCCAGGCGACGGTCGATAGTGGAACCGTGCAGGGGTTCGGCATAGAACTAGACTCGGTCGTGCCAGGTGGCGCGAGTAGCGGGTGGGAATCGGTGAGCGTGACCGTCACGGTCGGCGCGACCGGGACGATTCGGGTCGGGGCCGGGTGGTACTCCACGACCGGCGTCTATTTCATCGGGTCAGTCAACATCGACTCGGTCACGATCGACCCGGTTTCGTCGCTCCCGGCTGGTCGCTACGTCACGCTCTGGCTCGCCGACACCGGGGCGCGCTACCAATTGCTCGGGCGCGAGGCGTTCCTCGAATACTCAACGGACGGTCAGGCGTCGTGGGCACTGCTTCGCTCCGGGTACGTCACCGACCTCGAGCTGACGCGGGCGCAGACGTACAGTATCACGATCGGCGGCGCGCGTCGCCGAGAGCGCAATACGCGCATCGGCGCGCTCTACACGCCTGCCGGCCCGCAGTTCCGACCCACGGCTCTGTTCGGCACGCCGATTTATCTCGGCCTCAACGGCTACATGTCGGACTATGGCCTCGTGCGGTTTGTCGTGACGGGCAACGCGCCTGGTGACACAACGGGGTGGGTGATTCTCGAGCGGCAAAGCTCCTGGTGGTATCCGCCCTCGCTCTTTCCCGGCGGCGGCGGATACTATGACGTCAACCGCGCCGCGCGGCCGTTCTACGTTGACACGCCAGGGCAGCGCGTCGACATGCCGAACGGCAGCGACCGCGATCTCCGCGGCGAGTTCTCGCAACTCGTCGCCTACGTGTACGCTGCGGCAGATAACGCGTTCGTGACGACGGCGACGCCCTACGGATTCGACACGCCGCACGGGCGCATTATCAGCACCGGCAGCGAACTAGCGCTCCGCTGGCAGGATGACGACATCGACACCGTCGCGCCCGTTGGCACCGAGTTCCTCGTCCTGGTCGTGCCGACCGCGCCGTCGGAGGACTTCCCGCTCTGGTATCAGGGGCACCCGGCGCTCCTAATTGACAACGCGCTGACTGCGATTGACGTCGCCATCGACGCCACGGCGTACAACGCCGCGCTTGCGGCGCTAGGCGCTGACCTCATCATTACCGGCCAGCTTACCGACCCGGCGCAAACCGTCGCGGAGTTCATCGACTCGCTCTGCGCGTTCGTCGGCCTGACCGTGACGCTCGCGACGAACTCGAACGCTCGGCGCCTCGTCGTGACCCGCGACCGGGTCGGGCTCTCCGACGGCGTCGCGACGCTGACCGAGGACGACCTCCGCGGGTTCGGCAGCGTGCCGACGTGGACGCTCTCGGCCTCGTCGCGCCGGAACGTCATCACCGCCACGATCCGGCAGCTCTACCTGTGGACCTTTGACCAGTTTACCGGGTTCGGCACGCCGACGCTCGAGAACCGCGACCGCCGGCCACCGTCGATGATGGCGACCTTCGACGCGCCATATGAGATCGACTACACGTCGGACGGCGTGACGCCGGATAGGGACATCTATGGCTCGCAGTCGCTCGACCTCGCGATCGTCGGGTCGCCTGGCATCCGGCTGCGAAACACGACTGCGGGACCGACGCCGCTCAATGGCGCGTTCTACATCCAGGGGATCGCGCAACGGTTATTCGACCGCTTCGCGCGCGGGGCGCCCGAGACGGGTCTCACTCTGGCCGGCCCGTTCACCGCTGGCACGATCGGCGACGTCATCGTTGACGCGACTGTGCACCAGCCGAACGCGCAGCCGGGGCGGGATCCGTCGGCGCAGCGGGGCGGACTGCGCCCGCGCCGGATTATCGGCCACACGCGCGAGCCGGCGGGCGATGTGCTCCGCTGTATCGACGAGGGCTCCGGCGTTCCGTGCTCGGTGCCGTTCACGCTGGCGGTGGCGGTGTCAGCCGTCTCTATCGCGCAGGGGCAATACGTCCTCACCATCACCGTCTCGAACGTGCTTGCGCTGCAGGCCGTCGGCGCGCTCCTCGACGTGTATTTCGCGCTGACGCCGGACACGGCGGCCTCCCCGACGGACAGCGGCGTCCATGTCGGCACGATCGACCTGCGGGCGGCGACGTCGGACACCTACGCGGTCGACATGGGCTTTATCCCGCCCAACAACGTCGCGTGGATTAGTGCCGAGGCGTGGATCCCTGGCGGGTCGCCGGGCGCGCGGTCCTACTGGTACGCGGAAACGGGGCCGGACGACGGCACGCTGCCGCCGCCCGTGACGCCGCCCGCGCCGCCTGGTGTCATCGCGTCGCTCACGTTCCCGACGATTAGCAGCAACTATGTCATCGCCGCGTGGACGAACTCCGACACGACGTCGATCGTGCGCGTCATCTCGCGCGTCACGGGCACGACGCCCTGGACCTTGCTTCTCCTGCTCGGCCCCCGCTCGATACAGATTACGCTCCTCCCGCTCCTCGCGCTGACTGAATATGACGTCGAGGTGTCGCTGATGGACGTCACGAGCACAACGCCCGTGGGGACGACGCTCGCGGACACTGTGACGACGATCGCCGGCGCTGGCATTGTGCTCGCCGAGCCGACGTCGCCGCGCGCGTTCTCCGGCTATGTGCCGGGCGCGAGTATCTCGGCCCCGGATGCGGTCGGCATGACGGTCACGCTCCCGACCGTGCCGTACCCGCACGAAATCGTCTTTCAGATGGTGGCCGAGACCGCCGTGGGGTCGGGGATTCCGGACCCCTGGCCCGTGAGCGTCACTGCGGGCGGCGGTTTTCAGCAGGGCAAGACGGCGTTTATCGGCGACGTGTTCGCCGTCTGGTACTTTATCCCGAACGACGGCCGCCTGCGGTTCTTCCGCGCGCAGGCATACTCGGCCACCTACACGCCCTCCGCGTGGACGCCCATCGTGAGCGTGATGCCGTGGGGCGGCATCCTCCCGGCGCTCGTCGGGACCACGCGCACGAGTATCACCGCGCTCGCACTCGACGGGACCGGCGCGACGGGCATCGACGGCACGACGGGCACGATCACGCTCACGGCCACGAGCCAGGTGAGCGCGTGGCGCGTCGAGGCGAATAGCCCATGCCGTCTGCGCCTCTACACCGACGCGGCCTCGCGCACGGCGGACCTCACGCGCGCGATCAATACGGCCTATGCGCCGGCCTCTGGCCTCGCGCTCGAGGTCGTCCTCCCGACGACCGAGCCGTCCCTGATTCTCGTCCTGTCGCCGCCCGTGCCGTTCGGGCCAGCGTCGGCGGGGAGCCTGACGCTCTACTACACGCTTGCGAATACCTATCCCGCGGGCACGCTCGCGGATCTCCTCGTCTATTTCGACACTACCGCCACCTAGAGGGGTTACGTCAATGGCTGCCCGCCTTGCGATGAACTGGAACCGATTTACGACCGCCGCACAGTCGGTGGCGTTCTTCGGTGGCCCTGGCGTCACGACAGGGCTCGCCGTCACGGCTGGCGCCGGCCGGCTCGGCGACGCGGGCCTCGTCGTCACCAACGCGCAGGGCTACGTGAGTCGTGCGCTGGCGAACGAAGCGTCGTTCGTCGTCGGATTCGCACTCAAGGGCGTTGGCCCCTGTTGCATCCTCCGCGCGATGGACGACGTGACCGAACAATGCTCAATCTGGCTGCGGACGGACGGGAAGATTGAGGCGCGGCGCGGGGCGACCGTGCTCGGGTCAGGGACAGCGACCATCCATAGCGCCGTGCATCGGTGGGTCGAGGTCGGCATCACGGTCGACGCGACAACGGGCGTAGTCTACGTGGCCGTGGACGGAGCGACGGACATCAGTCTCACCGTGCAGGATACCAACCAGACGGCCAACGAGTACGCGACGCAAATCCGGTTCGGGGAGGGCGCCGCCGCCTCGGCGACAGTGGCCTTCACGCTCGGCGACCTGTACCAGATTGACGCGACGGGCGGTGTGAATGATACCCCGCTCGGCATGGTGCGGATTCGCGACGTCGTCGCAGCCGGCGCGGGCACGACGGCGCAGTGGACGCCGAACACGGGCACAGGGGCCGCCGCGATTGACGACGCGACCCCGGACGATGACACGACCTATATCGCCTCGTCGACGGTGGGCCAGATTTCCTCCTTCGATTTCGGCAATCTCTCTGGCACGATCGCGTCGATTCCGTTCGTGTCCGTGTCGACCTACGGCAAGCGCACGGACGCGGGGGCGCGCGCGATCTCGCACTACGTGAAGGTGGCGGCGGATGTCGACAACTCGGCTGCCCTCACGCACGCGGCCGGCGCCTATGACTGGCAGCACTCGCAGTACGACGTGCAACCGGACGCCTCGGCGTGGAACTCGACGGACTTCAATGCGGCCGAGTTCGGCGTCGAGGTGGAGACCTAAGCGATATGACGGACATTCGCGTCACCGGCGCGCCGGTCTACCCCGTCGTTACACCCGACCCGGCCGCGCGCGTTACGGCGGAACCGGTGTTCGTGGTGCACGACCCGACGCCGGAGGCGTGGGTCACGGCGGAACCGGTGTTCGTCGTGCATGAGGCGACGCCTGAGGCATGGGTCACGGCGGAACCGGTGTTCGTCGTGCATGAGGCGACGCCTGAGGCATGGGTGACGCAGGTCATCGCCTTCGCGGTCATCGCGCTCGAGCCGCCCGCGCCCGCGTTCGAGGGCCAGTTCTGGCCCGATGGCGGGCCGCAGCAGGACGAGCCTGATTTTCTCCTCATGGGGGCCTAACGCATGGCAGTCGTTTACAAAGTCTTGGGCCAGGCCGCTCCCAACGCGACGACCGAGACCGCGCTCTACACCGTGCCGGCGAACACGCAGGCGATTGTGTCAAGCCTCGTCGTCTGCAATCGCTCGGCCGTCGCGGTGACGTTCCGGGTCAGCGTCGACGTCGCCGGCGGCGGGACGGCGAATAAGGATTATCTCTACTACGACGTGTCCATCTCGGGAAATAACACGTTCGCCGCGGTGCTCGGCCTGTCCCTGGCGGCGACGGACGTGGTGAACGTCTACGCCTCGACCGCGAACCTGTCGTTTAGCGCCTTTGGGCGGGAGCAGTCTGCATGAGTCACAGCCTCGCTATTCCGTCGACAGAAAGCGATGCTCTCGCTCCCGGCGGGGAGCGAGATCAAAATCTCGGCGATACCAGGCTCCGCGCCCGCCGGCAATCGCCTCGACGGCAGCATTCAACTCCTCGTGGTCGCGACATCATGAAATACGTAGGCGGGGCCGGATCGACGATTGCGGGACCGCGAGGGCTTCCGGGCGACGCCGGACCAGCCGGCTTCGGCCCGGTGCGCGCCTACAAAACAGCGGACCAGGTGAACCTCGGGACCGCCTTCGCGACCATCACCGAACTCGGGCTCGCGGTCAACGCCGGCGTCGCCTACGCGTTCGAGTTCGTACTACTCTGCGACGCGGACGCCACGACGACGGGGATCGACGTCGCTGTGACCGGGCCGGCGAACCCGACGAGCATCGCCTACGAGCAGAGCTACTGGACCTCAGCGACCGCGCGCACGGAGCGCGGGGCTACAGCCTACGACGCTAACACGGCGTCGACGGCGAGCAACGGCACGGCAACGCGCGTGTTTCGTCTCCGCGGCGTCCTCCGCAACGGGGCGAACGCCGGGACGCTCGAGGCTCGAGCCAAGCGGGAAAGCGTCGGGACCGGGCCGACCGTCCGCGCCGGATCCTACGGACTCCTCTGGAGGCTGACCCCACCATGAACCGCAGCGAGTGGATGGGCCTCCTCCTCGCGGTCCCGGCGACGGTCGTGACCACGTTAGGCGTCGTCGCGTGGGTCTTTCGCGAGAAGGCCGACGCCTGGGTATTCCGCGTCCTCGGCCGCAATCACGGCAAGTGGGTGGAGGAGGCGGAGAAGGTGCCAGGGTTCGTGCCGCTATTTGAGGCCGCGTCGATCATCCCGGAGGTGCGCGACATGCGCGCGGCGATGGACCACCGCCTCGACCAGCTTATCATGATCCCGCAGGAACTGGCAACGATGAAATCGACGATCGGGCATTTCACCGAGTCCGTCAATCGCTTGGCGAACGAGGTCAAGGACCTGCCGGCGCGCCTCGCGGTCGTCGAGGATCGCGTGCGGCGCTCGCGCGGGCACCAGCCGTGACGCGGC